TGTGTTTTTGCGCCCTTTTTCCTTCTGCTTCGGCTATCGCTTTGTTTCAAACTTGCTTCTCCTCATGCTGTCCGCCCTCCTCCGTCTTGAAGCAGACCACCCGCACCACATCATAGACCTGTATCTCTTTGCTCTTGAATGGGAACTGTTTGCAGTGTGGGCAGGTTATCGTTTCGAGCATTTCTTCCTCTGACAGATCATATCCGGTCCAGTTTTGCGTGGTTTCAATGTAAGCGGCATTTTTCTCGCACTCAATAACCGGCTGCTCAATATCAGTGTCGCTCCCATCATAGAGGAAAGTATCAACCAACAGATGCCCGATTTCCTTTCCGCATTTCTCGCATTTCATTGTCCGCCCTCCCCGTCGTGGATGGATCCGATGATTTTCAGGTACTTTTCGATGGCTTCGTTTAAATGGGCCTCCCACTTTGTGTATGGCACCCAGCAAGTGCCGTCCTCTTTCTTGTGTTGGCAATCCTCGTTCTCGTACCAGAAGCAACAGGGGCCTCCGTGAGCACAGTCGCAGCACATACCTTCTATGGCGTTGGTTTCCTTATGTTTTGCCGCCTCCGGCATATCATCCTCCACCACCTCGTAGCCCATCAGGCGGGCGGCTTCGTGGGGGCGGGACCTTCTAAACCCAATGCAATTTTCTTGGGTTTGGTTCATCGGACATTCACAGCAATTTCTACCCCTACAAAATTGCCCGTGTGCTTGCTCGTCTGTCACCACTTCCCCCGTCTCAGGGTTCCGAAACTTCATACTTGTTTCTCCCCTCCTTCCCATTTCTCGCACCCATCATCATCATCATCCCTAAAATCTCCTCGCCACTCGCTGTCTCCGTTACAGCACACGCCCTCAAATTCGGCGTACCAGCGGCAGGTGGCGCAACACTTAGTCATGCTCGTCCTCCTCGTCCATGCGAGCAGTACATTCTGGGCAATGCTTGTAAAAGCACATTTCCGCTTCATTTTCTGTCGCTACAAGTGGAATTTCAAACCCGCAAACACTGCATTTTTGGTATGGAGCGAAATGGTCAAAGTGGACAATCCATCTCCCGTGCCTCACCTCCGCAACTTCGGCGGCGGGGATACTATTCAGGCTCACATCTTCCGTACAGTATCCACAGTATTCTCCGTCAGAAATCAGTTGAGCGGTTTCAAGCATATTCTCAACAGCCGCCTTCTCGATGTACTCCTTCATTCCTCCGCCTCCCACTGTTTCTTCATGTCTTCGTATAACTCTTCCATCTTTCGATTCCACCCCTTGAGCTTCCACAGGACAAGCAGGCCAAGCGCCATCCACTCCACAGCAGCTATGATCGTCAGAATATCAGCCATCCTGCTCCCTCCGTAGTGCGGCTTCCTCGCGGGCGAGGAACACGGTTTTGCCAATTTCATTCAATGGGAAAGCACAGGTTTGAGTATGGCACAGGATGTCTCCACCTTTTAACAGAGAAACATACTGAATTGTCGTTCTTTGAATGAGGCTTGGCTTTGTCTGGAAAATGTTTAAGTATTTTGCTTGCGCCCAAACTTCTTTCCCGATCATCCTGTCCGCCTGGGCCAGTTCACGGAGTCTCGTCTCCGAAATCCCGCAAAAATCCATCTTATCCCGCCTTTCTTTGATGGGGCTTTTCTTCGATTGCCCGTTCGACACTCCATCCAGATTTTAGCCTACTATAAATTATCCCGCGACTATACCCAAGTGCTTCTTCCCAGCCACGAACGGTTTTTGTCTCTCCGTTATAAGTGATATAGTGGCAACACCTGGTATTGTTTCCTTGCTCTTTTGGTGTCGCCCAACGACAATTTTCCGGCTCATAATTCCCGTCGTTATTTATCCTATCAAGCGTTAGATTATCCTGATAGCCATTAGATAAAGCCCAATCCCTAAACGGGATAAACTCCTCCCATTCTGCGCAGACGCTTATCCCACGGCCACCATATAGTTCATACGCCTTATTGGTTTCTGTTTCGCACCTTGCCTTCATATTGCTCCAAATTCTATAAATTCGGCTATGGCTCATTCCGTGCTTGTATTTCGTTTTAGACCGGACCTCTTTTTGGTAGCAACCGCAACTTTTCACTTGCCCACTCGTGAGGTTGTTCGTTGTCACAACTGCCTCGCCGCCACAATCGCAAACACATTTCCACCGTTGCTTGTGCCCTTTTGCCGTTCCATATAATTCAGTAACTGTTAGCCTCCCGAATTTTTGTCCTACCAAATTTGGTTTCTTTCCCATGCTCACCCCTCCTCCGGGCCGCGCCACTTAAAGCAATCGTTCACATAAAATCCGGGGCATTCTGCGGTTTGTCCATTTTCCCCTACTGGTGGCAAATCATACTCACAAAGTCCGCAAAGGTCTATTCCTGTTGTCTCCAGCCGATATTGATTCACCACAAATGTCAGATCACTGACCGCCGCATCCCTCTCCCGCTTCATCTGCTCCATCTCGGCCTCTTGCTCTTGTAATAGCAAGTGCCTCCTATCAAGTTCTTTCGCCTGTCGAAATACTAAGTCCACATTACTTTTTAGCCCGGTCCACAGCTTCTCGTTTTCGGCCTGGAGCGTGGAGAGGGCGTCAGCCGCCTCCATGCACAAGTCCATGATTTCCAGTGTCGCCTTATCAGCATATAGGCTGTCGGTGCGCAACCGCTCAATCAGCTTCTCAATGTCCATCACTTTCCCTCCTCCGGCGGCCCATCCCAGGCCGTCCAGTATTGTCCGTACAGATCCATAGAAAACGGCTTGATGTGCTTGCAGTACAGATATCCATCCCTGCACCCCTCTGCAATTTCCAGGCCGCCCCATTGGAGCTGGGCTATCCCTGCTCCCTCAATGTAGATTGCGGTCTCCTGGGTGATGGATTCCAGCTCCTGGCGGGTGTATTGGTGCCTCATGGCGATACCTCCGGTGGGCGGTGCTTATACAACAGCAGGTTTTGTACTCCCTCCGTAGTATCCGCACAATGGGCCGGGTATCTGGCAGCCACTCCACCAATGTCATACAGCGCCTCAGTGTGCCCGATATACGTTTTGTCTTCGTTGTAGAGTGCCCAAACAATTTCCAGATACCACCCGACCTGATAGGCGGGTTCACATTGCTTCGGGTTTACATTGTGGCTTCCGTACCGGATAGCGTACATAAAAAATTTGTCAGCAGCCACGGTGTCACCTGCATACAGAGGTGCGCCATACTTATCGACCAGTCCAAGCGTCAGCGGCTCGTTCTGCGGGGTGAGGGTGGGCATATGCTCCGCCAGATGCTCCGCAAGCCACTCTGCAAAACTGCCTGTTTCCGGGTCGTTCCGCTTGGCCTCGATAATCAGGTCAAGCATGGTCTGTTTATTGATTCCCCGCATCGTTCAGCTCCTCCCATCTCTCCATCACCATCTCCACGGCCTCGTCCGTCATGGGCGCGCCGCAGATATGGCAAAATTTGGGTATTCTCGTCGGATTCAGCCGTTTGGGACTTCCAGGTGAATCGTTATGGTCCATTTCAATTCTAACAATTTTAATTGTATGTTTTTTTACAGTATTCGCACCCAGACCACACCTTCTCCACATGCTCCTGTGCAATCATTTAGCACCTTCCAATCTGCTCTTTGCGACCTCGAATATCGCAAGGTCGTTTTCCATTCCAATGTATTTTCTGGCATTCTGTAAACAAGCAACTCCGATAGACCCGCTTCCCATGCAACAATCCAGTACTGTGTCTTCCGGGTTTGTGTAAGTAAGTATCATCTGTTCGCACAACCAAATAGGCTTTTGCGTTGCATGTAGACATGATTTTTGTTTGTCGCTCGGCCCTCGCAAAACATCACGGGGGTAACGGTCTGTACTGTCATATCCCGTTTTCCCGTAACCATGATACACTTCCCCTGTCCTACAGTTCCGTTTATGCGCCGCAGTTGAAACTTTTCGTTCGTGTCCGTGAGTTATCTGTGGGTTGTAGGTTGGCAAATGGTCGTAGAATATCAGGATGTTTTCGTGAGCTTTCATCGGCATCTTTTTAGCATTTAGATGCCCAGTAGCTTGAGTCTTTTCCCAAATCCACTCATAGCGCAGTTCATTCAGATTGCTGCACCCTAAAATCTTATCAAATGGGGTCTGTGCGAACAGAGCCTTACATCCACCTTTGCGCACTACTCTCTTTGCCTCATGCCAAAACCTATTGAGATCAATGGGTGTGTCCCATCTGCAGTTTGTCGTTCCATATGGGAGGTCGGTAAAAAGGAAATCCACGCAATCATCCGGCAATCCAGCCATGAGATCTATGCAATCTCCGTATATCAGTTTACATTCCAGCATATTTACAAGCATCCTCATAGAAATCATCAAAAGGCTTTGGCTCACCATTCAGATGCCAGCCATAAACTTCCAACCCCTTCCCATATAGGTCACCAAAGTATTCTTTGAATTTCTCCGCCTGCTCCCGGCTAATTTTCCCCATATATCTACAAATCCTCCATTCTGTATGGTATTATTTAACTGCGTGGAAAGTAAGGTCTAATCCATAACTACCAGTACCACCGCAGGGCCGTTTACTGAGACCGCCACATCTTGGTACTGCTCTGCGATGTGTGCTTCTACGCCCTCACGCTTTCTTAGTTCGCCCACCAGATCGCAAGTCTTAAACCCGGATAACCGCTCCCGGCTGACGGGGCGGAGGGCGGAAAGGGCGGCTTTCTGCCATGCGTTCACCCACTCCGACAATGTTTCAGTCTCGATGTGTTCGTAAATCTCGTTGACGTTCACATCAGCAATTAAATCTTTTAGGTTCATTCCATCCCCTCCAGCATCTCCTCCGCGCTCAGAATCGGCGCGCGGATGTTCCATTCCTCAATAGCTGCTCTGTCTACATCTTGCCACCGTTCCATCGGGAGTTGCCTGTGGGTAACAGTCCGAACGCCGCACTTTTTGCATTGCACTACCGCTTGTCGGCAATGCGCGATCTGTCGGCTTGGGAACCCCCGCTTAAATTTCGCTTCCCCGCCGCAATGGGCACACGGCAGCAGCACCCCCGCATCCGTCAGCCGCTTCGCCGCTTCTTTATTCCCAAGCAGGGCTAATTTGATATCATCCATCACAGATACCTCCCCACTGTTGGGCCATAGCCTTTGCCAAGCCCGGAAAGGTCTTGGCCCTGTTTTTCTGCCGGTCTTTGCCGCCTTTCATAAACCATGTACCAGCTTCATGGCATCCGCACTCCGGGTCTACGATGTCTGTCGGTTCCAAAAGCGGCAAACCTTTTAACCACAGCCTTGTTCTCTTTTGGGCGGGATGCCCGAACATCCAGGGCTGCACCTCTTGGCTGTGCGGCGGCATTTCATAAATTCTGCTGGATACTGGGTTTTCAACACAAATACGCGGGCAGTCTGCATTTAGGAATTTCAGAAAAAATCCCTTTGCCTCCAGGCCCATCTGGTAGCGCTCCTGGTTAAGCTCACCTCCGCGAAACAAATGCTTTGCCCCGGCGTTGGACAGGTATGTACAGGGCGGGAATGCCAGTATCATATCCCACCGCATTTTTAGTAGCTCCAGCGCGTCTACTTGGATGTGCCACTCAGGATGGCCACCGCTACACGGCTCTATGTCGCAGCTGTATGCCTCATGCCCCAGCGCCCGGAACGCCTTGCAGACCTCCTGGCTCTCCTCACAGGCAACTAAAACTCTCATTTTCTCTCTGCATCGTGGCCGCCCTGCTGGGCGCGCGTCTTATCGTCCATCGTTCGGTTCCTCCTTTATCAGCGGCCATTGAGAAATGCCATCCTGGCTTGCGGAGACCTACTGTTTGATGGCAGGTTATTCCGAGCCCTCCATGCGGCGATTGGATTTTTTGATAAGCCAAAGTGCTTCCCAATCTTGATATCGCTCATGCCCTTCTGGTACAGTTGCATACATGTTGCCTCGTCAAATACAGCCTTTGGCCTCCCGTTTGGATTCGGCGGGGTGCGTTGAACTGTCTTTTTCTCTGTGCAGAGTGTGCCCGGCGGACAGATCAAAGAGCGGGCATGCCCAGTACAGCCTATGTAGTCGCAGCAGTACAATCCGGCGGTGATATAGCATCTGTAGATGCAGTCAGCACAGTGCTTGTCCATGTCCTACACCTCCACCACATGGATACCGCGCCCGGCCATGAGCTTTTTCTTCAGCTCATATTCCTTGGTTCGGAAGCCCTTCACATCTTCCACCACAGACAGCCAGTGAACATCCCCTGTGCAGTCCGGCTCCGTGGGGCGCTCGTATGCAAAGTCGGCCCGGTATTTGATGGCCCGCACTCGCTCCCCCAGCGGTGTCGTGAACGCCTCCTGGAGTGTGAACTCCGGCTGGAGCTTCAAATCTCTGATTTCTCCGGCGCACAGCATGAGCATGAGTTGGTCATACCGTACGGCCTCTTTCTGACTGTCGAAGGTGATGCCATTTCGCACCGCCTTCTTGTTGCCGTATTTATTCACAAGCCAAGGCCCCTTTCATCAAGAATTTCCATCCAGGCCGCCCAGGTCAGCCCTGACTTTTTTGCCTCTTCCCAAGTGCCCGGAACCCCGGCCGCCCGGCACTGACGGCGAAGCTCCTGCCACCGCTCCCGAAGGGCTTCTACCGCGTGGTCTATGTAGCCACCTGTCAGGGGCGGAGGTTGGTGCGGCATTTGTGGGAGCGGCGGGCATCGGGAGGAGATGTCCGTCACATCTGGCCAGAACTTCTTCTCCCGGAAGTAGGCCGCCACCGCCGCCCGAACGTCCTCGACGGCATACGGTTCCAGCACCAGCGCCCAGGCCGATTTCAGCGTTGTGTCCTCGGCACGGGGGTCGTTTGGGCGGAAGATGGCCAGCAATTTGAACAGATTGTCCGTATCCTCTCGGGTCACAGCGTCACGTCCTTCCTGTACTTCTACCGGAAGTCTACCGATAGAAGCCTTCTTCTCCTCCAAATTACCGCCATTCTCTCAGGAGAAGGAGGAGGAACGGGGGGATAATAGGGGGATAGAGATAGGGGGTGTGGGGGGAAGAGAAAGGGGGCAGAAGGGGGGCGGTCGTCAGGATACAGCACGGGGCACACCCCGCCGTCTATCCCTGTTCGCCCTGGCTCTTCCGACCGATACGCCTGGAAGCGTTGTCGATTAAAATGGTAGCTCCCCGTCATCATCTGTCAGCTCTGCGAACTCCGCCCCACCAGACCCCGGTTCCGCCGGGGGCGGTGTATAGGCTCCGCCGGATTCCGCACCGCCTTCCGCGTCCCGCTTGGAGTCGCCGAAGTAGACATGATCGGCCAGTACTTCGGCGGTGCGGCGCTTGTTGCCGTCCTTATCCGTCCAGTCCCGGAGCTGTAAGCGGCCATCTACCACGGCCATGCGGCCTTTGGCGAAGTAGCGGGAGACAAATTCGGCGGAGCTGCGCCAAGCCACGATGTCGATGAAGTCCGTGGTTTTCTCCCCGGTCTGCTTGTCCTTGAAGTCCCGATCCACCGCCAGGGAAAAGTTTGCGACAGACGCCCCGCTCTGCGTCTGTCGCAGCTCGGGATCGCGGGTGAGGCGGCCCATAAGTACAATCCGGTTCAGCACACGTAGCCCTCCTTCGTAATAAAGGCCCTTAGTTCATCCGGGCTGTAATAGACCCGTACTCCGATTCTGACGCACCGGATCTTTTTAGCGTCTCTAAGCTCGTCCAATGTATCCACACTGATGTTCAGCACATCGGCAGCCTCCTTGCGCGTAAGCAGCAGCTTTTCCATTCCATTAACTTCCTTCCTCGTGATGTTGGTGCAGGAACACGTAGCGGCTGTTCGGCTCCATCTGTTGATAAAGCCAGTCCTCGGCCTGCTCCCGGCTCAAATGGTTTTGCGCGGCGGCCCACTCATAGGCGAACTCCCCAGCGGCTCTCTTGGCCTCCATACGAGCCTCCAGCTCGGCCCTGGTGTGGTTTGCCTCCACCATGTAGAGGTCGTAGCCCTTGGCCTCAACGCCGTCCAGGGTTCCGGTGTCCGTGGCGTAAAAGAGGCGTTCGCGTCCGTGCTCAATATGCCAGCCGCAGTTTGGGACGTTATGTGCCAGAGGTTCCGGTCGCACAATCGCAAGGCCGCTGTATATCATGGCGTGACTCGTTTCCCCCGGTTTATCTGGCCTAATCAAATCAATCCGCCGCTTGTCCACCCCAGCATCCAGTAGCGGCCAGACCATCCACTCGCAGCACCCCCAGCGGATGGAGGGCCGCTCTTTTGCAAGGGCCCGCACCGTCCGGGGGTTGAAATGGTCGCTGTGTATGTGCGTCAGCAGCACCAGCCGCAGGTCTTTCTTGACCCCCTCTAGGGCTTTGAAGGGCACGCCGCAGTCAACCAGGATGTGGTCGTTGATAACCACGGCGTTGCCCTTGGAGCCGGTGGAGATAATGTTATAGGTCATTGAGGTTTACCTGTTCGTCGCCAGTGTCCTCAGAAGCCCCGTTGCCATCGCCCTCCTGCGGCTCGTCCTGAACTGGCTCCGGCAGTTCGGTGGGCGGTGTCTGAATGTAGTCGCCATCCTCCGCAGCAACAGCGTCCGCCTCAAAGGCCGTCTGGAGGTCGATAGACATGACGCCCCACTTGGAAATGAGCTGCCGGAGCATGGTCTTGAAGGCCATAGCGTCGAAGTCCTTCTCCCAGAAGGTATAACCCTTCTTGGCCGCGTATCCCTTGGAGTAACGCAGGGCGTGGTTCTCCATCTTCTCCCGGCTCCAGTAGATGGTCTTTCGGAAGCCGTTCAGATACTCGAACATGGCGAGATAGCCGACGGTGGCAGAGTTCTCGCGGGCAAGCTCGTCCGGGTTGAGATTTACCTCCACCTCCTCGGTGAGAGGGTCAAAATGAACCAGTTCCCCGGCCTTGACGGCAATCACGTTCAGGTGCTTATAGTAGCCGGAACGGAGGGCCAGTTGGATGTACCCTTTATAGCCAAGCTGGAACTGTGCATCTTTGCAGCCATTCTTGGTATTATTGAAGGGGACGAGGTAATACTGTCCCAACTGAGGAGACGGAGAAAGATTCAGGCTCTCGCCTAGCAGAGCACCGGATAGGATGGTGGCCGGGTCGCATTCCTGGAGCGCCGGGTTTGTTGCCACGGCGGAGGTGATGGAGGCCACAAATCTCTGGGCCTTCTTAGGGTCACGCAGGGTATTGTTAATCATCTTCTGATAGCCCGGCGTGGAAATCATCACTGAAAACTTGGGGCGCTGGGCCTGGGTAGCTACTGCGTTACTCATAACGGATTCCCTCCTGATTCAAAAATCCTTTTAACTTGCGAAGCTGGGGTTTTGTGGCGTGGACGGTGAAGGTGCACTTATATACCTGTTCGGCCTCAACAGGCGGATCCACAGTCGGAGGCGCGGTCGCCTCCACCTTCGCCACCGCCTCGCCTTCCCGTGCCCTCTGCTCCTCCCGGAGCGCCTGGGCCTCCTTTTCAGCCTCAATGCGGCGGTGCCGCTCCTGCACAGTGGAGATGGCCGCGGGCGCGTCCAGCGTCCGCTTGAACTCCACCATAATTTCCTCGGCGTAGTCCATGCCGGAGATTAGCTCCACGCTGCGCGCAACCCCGGACACAAAGTCCGCCAGCTGCTCCCGTAGCTTCTTGGTCGTTTTCTGTTTGGCGGAAGCCATATCCACCTTCACGCCGGATTGCTCGAACCGGATGAAGTCGATATGCTCGGCGGCGCACAGCTCTGCGAAATACTCCCGCAGGCCGTCCTCACACCGTTGCTTGATTTCACGCTCGGTGGCGTCCACCTTGCCCTTCAGCGCCGCGTCCGCCGCCCTGAAAGCATCGCTGACGCACTCCTTGTAAACGGCCTCAAACTGCTCATAGGGGCCGAGCACGGCCTTCTTGGCGGCTTTGCGCTGTTCCTCCAGCACCTGAAACTCTTTGTTCAAGTCAGCCCGGACGGCTTTCACGGCCTGCACGGTCTCCTCATTACAGACAAGGGCGAGGGCTTCCCCCACCCGCTTGTCCACGGTCTCCTTCATGGCCCGCAGCCGCTCCTCGATCACCGGGAGCTGGGCCACACGGATCAGCTCGTTCATTTCTATAATCCGCCTTTCTGCGAAAGGCACCGACGGGGTTATGAAACGCA